CCGATATTTACGTTACCACCTGAAGTGATACGAAGTCTTTCTGCAGTATTAGTTTGATCCCTTATTGCAAACCAAGCAGTAGCCTGAATTTGCCAGTCCTGATTGTTATCGTCATCTTCAAAAGTAATGTATGGGGCATTAGATTTTAAGTGTAATAAAGCAGTAGGTATATTAGTTCCGATACCAACTGAGCCACCATCATTGACTCTGAATACTTCAGATGTTCCATCATAAGCAGCAATAATTGCACCAGCGCCACTCTGAGTAACACCAAGACCAGGTGTTGCACTATTGGCCTGAATGTTAAGAAGGTCTACTTCTTGAACAATCGTATCAAGTGTTGTAGTTGTTCCATTAACATTCAAATTACCATTGACTGTCAGGTCATTAGTAATTACCGCAAAATCAGATGTAGAAATACCAGAGACATTGACATTGGTAAGTTGTAATGCTCCAGCAATAGAACTTGTACTACCAGCACCAGTGAGTGTCAGATTTCCTTCAATCGTTGCACCAGCAGATACTTGAACATTGTCAAGTGCTATCGTGCCATTAAAATCGTGATCTGTACCATTAATATCAAAGTTTCCACTAGAATTTACATTACCACCAAGAGTTGTGATTCCGCTGATAACATTGAATCCACCATCAGTGATACGAACAATGTCAGTATCTGCGCTATTAGTAAAACTGACAATGCCAGTTCTAAACTTAGCAGGGCCATAAACTTCAAAGAATGCTGTCTGTTCTGCAGTACCAACACCAACTGAAGTGAAGGTGTAGATGCCACCAGAACCAGATCCCACACTATCATTTCTCCATACAGGAGCAAGTTCAGAGATTGATCTCTTTTCAAAACTTACAAATTCAACAATATCACCGAAGGTTGCTGCAGTCGTAAGAGTAATAGTATCGCTATCAGTTTCTGTGTAGTCACTGCCAGTCAGTCTAACACCATTCAGATAGACATCAATGTATCCAGTGGTATATGTACTAGCAAGATCAAATACAGTTTGAGTAGCAGTTGTGACTGTAAATTCTTCCTTGGTGATCAGAGTTTCAACTTCACCTGTAATTGCAACTACTTCATAGTTAACCAATTCAACAATGTCACCATCAACTGCTGCAGTTGATAAAGTAACCGTTCCTAGTGCGCCATTAGTTTCAGTGAAGTCACCAGCATTTTGCTTAATACCATTGACAAATATATCAATATATCCACTTGTATATGGACTACTAGAAGTAAATACTGATTGAGTTCCACTTACAGTAGTGCTATCTCTAACAATGGTAGTTTCAAATCCTCCACCACCTCCACCACCACCAGAGAGATAAACTGTAGCAATACCAGAAGATGGGTTGATGGTAACACCAGTTCCACCAGCATGAGTTGCATTAGTGGATACACCTGGACCAGCAAAGGTAATGATTGTTGCACCAAGACCAACAATCTCAGAATATCCAGTGCTTGGATTTGTGGTTGCAATACCAACACCACTCTGAATGTTGGTCAGGTATTGACCGTCACCATAATATGTAACGATACCAGTGGTTGCAGTTACAATACCACCAGTGCCATCATTGAAGATCTTAACTCTACCAATCGTGCCAATACCAGTGGCTTGAAGTCCACCACTAATTGAAATACTGCGGTTTACATCAACATCAGCATTGATATCTACATTGCTAGAAAATGTTGAGAGGCCAGTGACCGTTGCTCCACCAGTAACTGAAAGACTTCTATTGATATCTACGTCAGAGTTGATATCTACGTTACCAGTAAATGTTGAGAGACCAGTAACCGAAAGTCCACCAGCAAGTTCTATACTTGCATCAGCATCAATCTGATTGGAAAATGTTGAGATTCCAGTGACAGTTACTCCGCCATTAACATCAAGCAGTCCAGTAAGTGTGGAGATACCTGAGACGGAGAGACCAGCACCAACTACTAATGTGCTGGTGATTCCTACATTAGCACCAATATCAACATAATGTGTAAAGGTTGAGAGACCAATAACATCCAGATTGGCAAAAGTACCAACACCAATGGTTACTTCAAGACCATCTCTGAAGTTTCCATATCTGTCAAAGGTAGAGATGCCTGAGACTTTCAGACTATCTGCAGAGACATGATCTAAAAGACTGTCTCCCATGACGTTGAAGACTGTTCCGATTCCACCATTACTTGGATCTCGGATATCTAATAAAAATACTGGTATCGACGTACCAATACCAACTACGTTGCTATCAAGTGCTGTAAAAATCGTTCCAGCAATACCAGAACCAACTCTCAGGCCAGTTTGAATTGTGCTGATACCAGATACAGTAGTATTCGTAGCAGCAATGCCACCACGAACATCTAATTCTACGTTAGGTTGGGTACTTGCAATACCAACCTTATTGTTTGCTGCATCAGCAAATATAAGTTGACTATTAACCTCAAGACCGTTCTTAACTACAAAATTCTTGTTGACTGCCATTTGGGTTCACTCTCCCCCAGATTATTCTGTGCTCCTATTATTTAGGAGAAGTCTGGTACGCCAGGTGGAAGAATCCAATAGTTAACTGACTCTTGATAGTACTTAGTTGGTGCAAAGAATGCATTGCTTGACCATCCATAGAATCCCCAACCACTACCAGTTACCCACCACATCATAGAATAGTCAATACCAGTAATTGACGAACCAGAAGTTTCATCCCATGCTAATGCCTTTCTATCGGGATATATGTCATAAGTTGCTCCCATATCAACCCAACCTCTTGCCATGCTATTTTTAATTGGCATTCGGTTAGCATTTATCATACGATGAATGTTTTTCTCAGTTGCGTTGCTAAGTTTGACAGTACTGTTATTAAGAGTAGCAGTAATTCTATAATTCTCCGTACCATCTCTTGCAAGATCTAAGAATCTTTGCCATCTAATATCATCAAGAACCTTATTGTCTCCTGGCAAGATCTTGCCAGTAGTAATTTCAAGTGTATTTGGATCTCTAATATCAGTGCAAGACATGATAAGAATTCTACCTTGATCATCAGTATAAAACCCACCAAGTCCTTTGTTAAGTCTCACATTAATTCTTGCCGATCCAGTACTTCCGCCTACTTGAGTTCTAACGATGGCAACGGATCCATCAGAATATCCAGAGCCTCCTCCACCACCAAAACCTGAGGCGCTTGCAGTACCACCGACAGCACCATGGCCTCCATTAGATTGAAGGCCCAATCCTGATGCGGCACCAGTAGAATTGATAGAATATCCAGATTTAAATCCCCTATCAAGGATTGCACTATTGGTAACTTCTGTTCCATCGGATAATCTAAACTTGACTGTACCTACATCTTCACAAGAACCTTTACCTTGGTCTTTCCAATAAACTCCTTTGGAACACTTGATAGTTTGTCCCTCATAATTTTCATAAGTGCTTGGGTTAGATGATTCTTCTTTTAGATCTTCTGGATAAACATCATCAATATTAATTCCCGAACGAGATCCAAATCTACCGTTTTCTCCCAATTGCCCAATACCAATTCTAGCCCCACCTACACCAGCATTTACACCACCGCCATTTTGACCTGCGATATTTACACCTCCACCGTCTCCTCCAACTCCAGATTTTCCTGCTGATCCACCTTGACCAACAACAGCAATCAGAGATGCTTTCCTGTATAAGAACAGTGCTGTATCTGATTTAATTCCTCTTAAGATATATTCCTCATTCTTTTTCATTGTAAATACAATTCTGGAATATCCTCCCTCACCGCCAACAAAACTCCCTCTGTCCGAACCCTTTGCTGCAAAAAGATCAAATTCAACATCAATATCTTTTTCTGCTGCATATAGGCAGATATCATCCGAATTTACATCACTTGCGGAAAGACTGAAGTCAGAGTCTTCAAGGTTTTTGTTGAGTAAAGATGCCGTAGACGTACTATCATAACCTTCAATATTAATCAGAGACTTGGGTTCAGTAATGACCAAATCTGCAGTATTTGATGTTTTAGTATCTGCATCCGGATGAGTGACAACACAATCAATCTTATTTGCTCCAATGGTGTCTGGAGTAATTGTCAATTCTGCTGTTTGAGATCCAGAAATTTCAGAATAAGTTTTATCCTCAGAAAGAATTGATCTGTTAGGAACAATAAAGTCTTCAGTATACTTAGCAACTCCTTTATATACAATTAAATCTTGAATATATCCACCCATTGGATATGTATTACCTGCAACTCCACCAACTCTTGGTTGTCCAGCACTATGAGAAGGTATTGACGCTCCGAAATCGTGACTATCTTGGAAATTGCCATTCAAGAACATTCTGACAACGCCATTCTGACGAGTCACAGCACAATGCACCCAAGTATTTTGTTGGATTGTGTCGCCAGTGAGGTTTTGACTTAAACTTTCAAAACCAGGATTGCAATAGAAAGATAAAGTTTCAGAACTACTTTTTCTGAAAGCAAATAAACCAGAGCTACTATTGAATGTGGTGTAATTATCAGTTGAAAAAATATCACTCCAAGAATCTTTGGTAAAATAACACCACGCCTCAATAGTAAAATCCCCTGCTCCAAATGCAAGAACTTCAGATGATTCTACTGAAAGGTATGCATCGCTATCATTTGGAAAAAGTGCAGAACCATCGTACCATTTTTTTACATTCGTATCCCACGTTAATCTTATATCACTTGGAGTTATAGTCAACTTGTTTTCGGATCTATCTTCAACATTAACCTCATTAATTGTTCCAGTGCTGTTCCAAAGAGGAAGTGCTAGTGATGCTGGGAAAGAATCGTTAAAAATACTTACGTTCCTACTGTATCCACGAATTGATATTGTAGAAGGAGTGAATGCCTCTTTATACTTGTCAAGTCCTTTATAACATCTAAAGTCCTGCATCCAACAGTTTGGATAGTAATATCCAATAGTATGGAATGTTGCGTGCTCAAGTCCAATATAACCTAATGCTCCACCACCAAAGTTTTTATTAACAAAATTTACACTATTTTCTCCTATTTTTTCACCATCCATCCACATTCTAATGAGGTGACCATCATTACTTGATGTTCTTGTTACTGCAAAGTGATGCCATTCATTATCATCAGCTCTAATATCAATGTTGTTGGCAATTGCAGAATATCCACCTTGGTGAGAAATATAGAAAGTTGTGTCAGATCCTGTTGCATCCTTTCTAAGAATAGCCCACCAAATACCACCATCAGAATAATAACCACCACCAATACATGCCATTACTTCCCAAGTACTAGACCAACTATTATCTGACCATTTAATCCATGCCTCCATGGTAAATGGTTGATCTGTCATTCTGAAGTCTGAACTTCCCGAAACATTAATGTATGAAGTTGATCCATTAAAATATGCTGCTCCATTATAAAAATTACCTGTGGCAAAACCTGTATTTTGCCACACTGGAGCATCACCATAGGTAGAACCAGGAGTTATTGTTTTGGTATTATTAGAGTAGTCTCTAAAATTTACATTTCCAGAACTATCTGGATCTTCATCCATTGGAACAAGAAGAACTGCATCATCAATCTGACCTTTGATTCCTTCTTTTGCGGCAGAGACACTTTCATATATTCCGTCAGTAATATTTTCCCCATCAATTCTCCATTGATATGCGATACCACCATAAGACCCATCAGTAAGAGATGCATCAATAGTAAACGTTGTGTCTCCTCCAGCACCAACAGTAGCATCTGATGGTTGAGTATTGATTATAATCTCTGGATATACCGTCAGGTTTGCCCTAGAAGAAGTAAATCTGTCATTAACTGCATTGGGACTAGTTCCAATAGCAACATAGTTGGCACCCAAATAATATTGTTTTCCATTGTCATCTGGACTTGCAGAATCGTTAACATATAGTTGGGTTGTTGCTGTTCCAGTGTATTTTATGCCATCACTTAACTCACCAAGAGTTGCTTCATACCACTGATATACGATAGATCCAGTAGCAAATCCCACTGCTGGGTTTACTGGAGTTTGACTTGGGAATTGAGCTGTGGCAATTCCCGTGAAGAAGGCACTTTGACCAACTGATACTATTTGATCTGATGGGGTAGTCGTGAAAGAAAGGATCGGACCATTTAACTGTTTGTCCGTAGGTATTGCGCGATATTGGGAATTCTGTATCATGCGAAGTTTTGTCCTCCAACGACTCCGTAGAACGAAGATCCTCCATCAAATGTTTTGTATGAATAAATGTCTGCTCTGCTTGCAGTCTGAGTCATAATTGGTACGACTCCGCCACCCGGCCAATTAACAGGAATTGCCGTTCCACCTGAGGTCTTAAATGTATCTATACCAACAGCACGATCACCTGTTCCGTCCTGTAAAATTTTGAGACTGAATGAAGTAGATCCTGATGGAATGTTAGTAATAGTAAAAGAATTAACATCATCATCTGCCGTCAAAGTGAATGATTGGGCAAGAGACAAGTCAACCGTAACAACGTTGGACAAGATATCTAACACTTCAACATGTTCAGAATAAGTCTTGAATCTTGCTGCACCCTCGATATCAAGTTTTGCTCTAGGAACTGCGGTTCCTACGCCAACATTGTTACTTGCAGTTGTAAGTGCAGATCCAACTTGTAAGTTAGTTGCCGTTACAATACCAGCAGAGACATTCGCGTCAGTCAACAGAGCATTTGCTGCAGTTAGAATGCCCGTGACATTGATGTCTGATACAGTGGTTAGACCAGTAAACTTAGACATTCCGTTGACAACTAGATCGAGTCCAGTGTTTCCTTGATCGCCAACTTCTAAGGTATATCCAGGAGTTGAGGTTCCGATACCAATGAACGAAAGATCTGTATTGTAATATCCGTTAAGACCAGCAGTTGGTGCCCAACCAGAAGCAGGGATGCTCAGAGCAGTTAATCCAGCACCAGAACCAACAAAACTGGTTGCAGTGACAGTTCCTACTATATTTGTATTACCTACAACGTGAAGTTGCATTCCATTAGCCGTGGTTCCAATACCAACACCATCAGTATCAACGGCAAGCATTCCTGTGCCAGATCCAACCTGAAGAAGATTATCTCCAGGGCCTGTGGTGCCAACTCCTACTTTATCAAAGAGTGGTGACAATTCTTCAGTAGTCTTACTGACTGCACCAAATCTTTGCCATTCATTGTTGGTCGTAAATACCCAACCAGCATATCCACCAGAGGTAGGATTAGCATTGAATACGATATCACCAGGGTTACCTGAGAGAGAAGGTGTTCCAACTCCGATGGTAACGTTTCTGGAGATAGTTGCACTTCCTTGCAGGAAGAGATTGTTAACCTCAAATCCCTTAGTGGAAGTTGATGTAACTTTCTCACCAAAAACAACAGGTCCGCTGAATTCAGAGAGTGCATTCTTGGTTGGACCACCCTCAACCTTAATTGAACGGGTAATATTTGCCTCAAGACCTTGAACAAGGTTAAATCCTGCTACTTGACCAACATCCTCGCCAGTAACAGATTGAACAGGGGTGTCAAAGATTTCTTCTTCACCCGTAATAGAACTGAGTTTCTTGTTACCAGAATAAGAAATACCTCTATCGTTCATTCCAGTGTAGAAGTTGATACCTCCACCTCTCTTTGTAGATTGAGAGAGAAGTTCTTCAGTATCAGAGATTGCTCTATCCTGACGATCTGGTAGTGCAGTTGAGTAGTTACCAGGACCAAATCCAACATATTCAAAGGTATGAGCAGAAGCACGAATGATAGAGTGCCTTCTAAGTTCAATAGGAATTGGTTTAATTCTTCTGACTACAGAATTGATTTCGTGAGTTGCTGCTTTAGTTCCAAGTTGTCCACGAAGAACAACGATTGGATTGGTATTACCAGAAACACTACTAGTAGAAGTGGTGGTCTTAACTCTAACAATCTCACTATCAATCTCAAGATAATCACCAATGTTGATATCAAAATTTTCTGAATTAGTGATTGAAAGGTTTTGAGTTACCTCATCTGCAACAGTAGTACTCAAGGTTGTAGTAATGCCTGCATATTGAGCAACCATTCTTCCACTAACATTCTCTCTATTAACAGTAATGTCTCCTCCCTGTGCAGCAACACCAAGAGGATAAATCTCTAAATTTCCTGTTGCTGTTGGGGAATTGGTAGTGATACCAACGTTCAACTCAAGAGTCGTCAGAGTGTTTGCTCTGGTTACAACAAACTCTCCATTATAGAGATCTTGTCCAGCACCAACGATTCTAATTCTTCTATCAACTGAAAGGCCATGCTGAAGATCAGTAGTAACCGATGCAATACCACTTGTGTTTTCATAAACAAATGAACTGATAGTCAACACAGGGCCATTCAACTGCATGAATGCATTAGTCATCGTCTCAGGTGCTGCACCGACGCTACCAATACCAGTGGTGGTAACACCAGTAATCGCGGTCAATGGACGTGCCACAAATGTTCTAGCAGCGCCAACGGCAATCTCAGAGATCTTATACAACTGGTTGCCAACAGCGTGATTTGCAGACGTAATGCCAGTGATATTTACAATGTTATTATTGTTGTCATAAATCTGTTCTACCTGGACAACTGCTTCTTCAAACGGTGCTGCAAAAGTTGGAATACCAACGATCTGCATTGTATTGCCAATACCATATGAACTACCCCCGTCCATAATCTTAACGTCGGTAATTACGCCAGCAGCATCGAGGAATACCTTAGCAGTTGCAAACTCACCAGTTGTAGAACCAGCAGTTCCTACCAACCTTGCATTATAGTGTTCTTCAGTTGAACCAGAATTGTTACCATAACCAGCACCATCATTAATAATACTTATTTTGGTAATTCTATTCAGTCCATGATCGTGAGTTGTCTTAAGGGTAACTTCAGTTCCAGCAATACTGACAGCATTTCCAGTAACAATATCGGTTATGCCAACACCAACACTAAAATCTCTTCTCAGATAGTCAAATGCCTCTCTAGTGACACTACCCTTAGGGTCATTAATAACAACTTCTCCAATTATGTCGGAAGAAGCGAATGACTTAGTTGCTGCTGGATCAGAATGTGGATTGTCTCTATCAAGTTGTGGGTAGAGACTTGATACTGGTTGAGTGTACTCTTCATTTTGGAATGGAGCAGCAGCAGGAGTGTTAGATCCATTCAGAATGGTGACATAATAAACTCCATCTTGTTCGTTTTGAATGTATTTTTGTGACTCAGTTGTTCTATACAGAATAGAGACATTACCTAACTTCTTACGTTTGAAGTGTGGAAGTGAAGTATTTCTTGCTGTGGTGTCGTTCTGGAAAGTTCCAGGATTAGTATTGATGCCAACAGTAAATGCCTTGGCACTACTGACACCTACGACAGAGAGTAGTCTATTATATGCAGAGTCTGTAGCAGCAGAAGTATTTTCTGAACTCTTAACGTTGATAATCTCAACTTCGTTACCAACTTCTACATCATGTGGAACTTCAGTGTAGATCGTTGCGGTATTAGAAGTGCTATCCCAACTTGCGTCAGCAACCAGTCTAAAGTTTCTCTGTTGCTGTTCAGTGATAGATCCAGATCCAAAATATGTTTGAATCTCAGCAGTTGACAGACCTACAGTGGTATTAGATTCTTGAAGAATAAATCCTTCTTGTGGAGGTCTTCCTGAATTTGTAGAGTTTGCAGGAACGACATATCTCATACGATACAGTCTATCGTTGAGAGCTCTGTCGTCCTTCAGTCTGTTAATGAAGGATCTAGGAGTAGCAGAACCAAGGCCTGCAACTGCAAAGTCACTAATAGCAATGCCGATCTGATTGTCAGTGGATGCAGTAGAGACGTTAATATACCATCTCTTTGATACGTCATTGAACTGAATTGGGTGGCCAACATCTCCAGAGTTCTTATCAGATACTCTACTTACAAGAGTCAGTTCTCCACCTTCAGCATTGAAGGTTAGATTCGTTGCGTTAGTTGATGCATCAAAAGTCAGTGCATCAGTTAGAGTAGCGGCAAGTTTTAACTGAGCATTATTGAGAGTCGTGTCAACAACAGCAAAGTATACTTTATTTGGTTCGATTCCGTCAGGGAGTTGACCAGTCTCCGAAATCATACGGACAGATTCGCCGTTGATGAAGTTGTGATCTTCAATAAAGGAGATAACATTATTAGAAATACTATTAGCAGTTCCAACTCTACCGATTTCAAATCTCTTCTCAGCACTTAAATTAGAGTTAGGCATCACAATTCTGGATGCATATTCAGTAGTAACACCTGCTTGAGAGATCAGAACTCTAAGATCATCATTTACTCTTGCGCCAACACGATATCCCTCAAGGACATTTGAAGGTGGCCTATCAGGGTTGGTTTCATCATACAGATATAGTTGTGAAGCAGTTGTTGTAATACCAACAGTTGCTGCTACGTCAATTGAATTGAATTCAATTGGAATTTCTACATTACTAACTTCTTGTGGTGGAATAATATGAGAAATATATGCAGTATTATCTTGGGTGAATGCAGTGTCTTTGAATCCTTCTGCAATCAGTGCTCTGGATCCAAAGTTAGAGTTAGAGTTGGTGACAGACATATCACCACCAGACTGACACACAAAGTGCTCAGCATATCCAATAGCAAAGATGGATACATTCTGGATGATAGCATTGTTAGATGCCTTGATATGGAAGTTCTTATATGATGGTTTGAACTGTGCTCTTGAGTTTGTGCTCAGGTTCTCTTTACCATCATCCTTGTCTTCCCATTCACCAGTGGCGGTATTATACAGAACAAAGGCATTGTCATCCTTCTGAAGACCAATACCCGTAAACTGTGCAACAACCATGGACTTGAATCCAGTTGCAGCAGAACCGTCAGCATGAAGGCCACATTGCCCAAATACAGAGCGCAGAGATATGTTGAAGATATATGGAGACGCAGAAGTAACAGTATCAGTACTGAGAGTTACAGTAGCACCAGCAACCGTTGGGGCTAGATTTACTGGAGTGTTCTGAACCTTATACTTGAATTGAGTCGTGCTAATTCTTTCACTAACGACTTGTTTGCCATCATAACCAACAGCAGAAATTCCGTCGATAACAATAGGAGTATCAACGTCAAGACCAGAAAGTGCAGAATCAAGAGTTACTGTGACAGTAGTTCCTGCTGCAGTGGCAGTAGCGATACCAACGCTACCTGAGGTTGCACCAACGATACGGTATTCGTCGATCTTGGGCTGAATGTCAAGTGATGCCGAAGGATAGTCTGGTTCAATCGCTCTACCAGATGCTTGACCATAAACTCTACCAACCTTCTCATAATACATATCCAGATCAGTTCTGGCAGTAGAGTAAGTTTGGAAGGTATCTGCAATGTTAATGCCATTTACACCATCAGCATACTCAAAACAGGTGAGTTTATGGTGGGAGAAATTGGGAACAACTACGTTATCAGTATAGTTGGTAAATGCAATGCTATTTGGATCAGCATCAAAAATAGAGAACTGCCAGAAGTAACATGCACCAGTTACACGGAAGATTGCTGATCTTCCAATATTGTCATTAGTTGGATCAGGAACATACTTAGGACGAATCTTAGTCTTACGAAGGTCGAGACCAACAATCGAAGTACCACGGGGAATAATTACACCACCATAAACACTATTAAGTTTATAGAGTTCGTTAGATGCCGTATTGAGATCAAAGTTAGTATTCAGATCAAATGGTGGAAGATTATCTGAGGTAGCACCACTTCTCAATCTAAAGTTATTTGTCCCGTCAGGAATCCAACCTGGTCTGTTATCAACAATGTGATCGCCAGGATATAACAGGATAGTTGTTTGTCCAAATCTATCGTTATTCAGACCTGCTTGGTATGAGAACCTTGATGCTTCGATCAGGGATCTTTGAATGGTTTTGAATGGTCTCGCTAAAGAATTGCCTTGGTTCTCAATGCTATCCGTTGCGTCTAAATCGTTGGGATTAACATAGAGAATATTACCGCGAACATTCTTCAGGAAATTATCTAAGCGACTGAGTGGCATCTTCTTCGCGCTGTGAGTTCTATTATGATTTATTTATCACATGAAAAAGGGTGACCCCAGAGGATCACCCTTTTCGCACTTCCTTCACACCTTTATATAGTATCATAAAATCTATTAGGTGTGAAGAGGTGCCTTGCTGCATCTTGGTTGACAAACACACTCTCTACATTGTGGTATTCCTATCCGTTTTCCATCCTTGTATAGATTAAATCCATCATCACTTTCATAATAACCATCAATACCTTGACCCCATTCAAATCTGCCTGCTTTTTCAAAACAGTCCCAATTTTCAATCACTTCCTTGGAAATGTCTGGATTCATCTTTTCATACCAAAACCACTTTGTTGAAGATATTGTTGGATGATTTCCAAACCCCAAAAAATCATCACACTTTCTAGCATCAATCCAATCTTCTTCAATTGCTCCCACAGGACAATTTTTTATACAATCGTTACAATCGGTACACAAGTCCAACAGATCTTTGCTTGGTTTTAAGTTTTCATGGTTTATGATTTTATCAATAAACATAAACACACAAATTTTTGATTGGAATCCAAACTTTCTATTGTAAATTAGAGAATTTTTTGCTCTATGTCCAGTACCCGATAAGAGAGCAGATTCTTTGAAATTAGAATATGTTGGAATTACTTTATCACCAAACTTCTCTTTGAGAATCTCAAAGGATTCGTCATAAAGACTATAATTGTTTGCTTCATCAGTATATCTGATTACCACAATACCATTGAGTGTTGTATTGTGAATATGATTTGTCAGATCAAATCCATCATGTAAGTGAAATTTTGCTTTCAATGGGGTATTTCCTGCTCTGTCCATTTGGTGAGCAGAAAGATATCCAAGATCCCATAAGTTAGGATCAAATAATGAAACTATGTCTAAAAACTCTACTGTGGATTCCATAATACCTTTAATGTTTTATCAAATATCATCAAATAACGGTGTTTTTGACTTCTATCACGCCATTTACCTTCTACACCTTTGACTGAACCACGAGAGTGTTTTGTCCCATCACTATAATAGAAGTCTTTCTTAGGATCTGTCAACCCATAGTATTTGAAATTACATGCACGATAAATGACTCCGCTATGATGAGTAGAGTCGGCATAACTGAGAATAGAGCGAACAATTGTATCTTTGCGAAACCTCTTAATACATCGACTTACAAACCAGGAAGTAATATTATACTCCTCTTTTTGAAGTTCTGGGTCAACGCACAATCTAGATAATTCAAATAATCCGTCCTGTTCATCTCTTTCTAATCCGAATGCTCCTTTGGCAATTTCTGGAACAGGGAGCCCAGTAAAAATACAAACGGCAAGACACCCACCAATATTAAGAGGGCAGTTCCAATCGGTGTGTCTAAAAAGTCCATAATTATATCCCGACTTAAAGTCCTTTGATTCGTCTTTTAGGTAATGGTAGTTATATAGTAAATTTTTACAACTCCCCTTATCTACTCTATCAATGTAAAAATTAGATTTCATTTTCCATAAAACCACTCAGTATTATATGAAGAATCTCCTTCTCCGTATAACCCAAAAGGAACTATATTAAATGCTAAGGAATATCTTGGTTTATCGTCATTATGTGTTCCAATTCTATGATTTAAGTAACTTGGAAATAATAAAAGAGTTCCTGTTGTTGGGTATATGTCCCAAGTAAAGCAATTATGAATATTCCACTTTTTTGGTACTATGTAATGTGAGGGAAACTCTGCAATAGGACTTTCAAATTGAATAGGCGCATGTTTATTCTCTTTTGAGTATTCTCCAAAATATAAAATTCCACTATAATAACTATTCCTATGAGTATGAAACTGGGAGAAGTTATTCTTAGTTACTTTCGTTAACCAAGAAGTTGTTATAATAAAATTTACATCCAATTCCAGAATTTCATTCTTTACAAAGTGAAAATAATCGCATAGTGACTTTTTTATTTCTGGATAATCTTCTAAAATATATCTGTTTTGAGTAACAGAATTGCCATTGCTTCCCTGGGTTTCAGTGAGTTGCCAATCAACATTTTTACAAATTTGATTGAGTGATTTTAGAGATTCTTCATCATCAAACGAACTTTCGATTACGTTTGATGCAAATAAAGGTATTACTCTCATGTATCTTTATCGTCTAGAATGTACTCCACAGTATTAGCCACATCATTCATTGCATCTCGCAATTCTTCACGTTGTCCAGCGTGCTGTTCTACTTTTGTAACACCATTTTTAAATTCTTCACAAAGAGTCCATCTCCATTGACTCATACTCGTAGAGTACCAAAGATTAATTTTCATTCTGTATCTACGGGCAAAAGTTCAGGATTTTCTAATTCTAATTCAAACATCAAAGGATGGCAACCTTCTTCAATAAGATATGAAGAAGCTCTGTAAACTTCATCAAGTTCCCAAGATTTTTCATTATTTGCTGCTTCTATTATTTCATACAAATATAAAGATCCATGCGGCAAATCATCAAAAGTAAATGGGATTCCTTGAATGAAATACATTAAGACAATACTCATCTTATTGTTATACCAACAATATTTCGTGTCTATACGGTATTTCATATGATACCTTTTTGGATATTTAGATAGGAGTAGTGGGAGTCGAACCCACACTGTATTGATTTTAAGTCAACTATCTCTGACTATTGGATTATACTCCTAAAAATCAAGAGATTAATTCACCTGCTTGATTGTAGATTGCTGGGTTTAAACGGCAATACTCATTAAAGGTGATTTTCATCTCTTTCTCTGTCAGACCGCAATTTTTCGCTGCTTTTGGTAAATTCCATTTCGCCGCGAATAACATTTCCATAGATTGTCTGGTTTCTGTTCTCATATTTGTAACATTTCAGGATTTCATTATAAAAGTCGGCAGAATAAGTATTCATAAAAAACCTAAGAGGATCAAATTTTTGCCGGAGTTTTTTGCGACCAAAACTAGAAAATAAATTTGATTTTGGTCAGAGAGGATTAGTATATGCTAACACGCTATCGGGGGTAATGTCACGCACTAGTTCAAGCACATTCATGAACTGCTCCATGGTCTCACAGTCTACGGTACGCTCATCACCTTCACTAGAATACAGATAGAACTTGCGTTTGAGAGGATCAACGACGCAGCGGGTCAGGAATTCGTCTTGCATGAAGTTTGTTTGTATGTCTGCCCATTATAGGGCATCCAGACAGTCGTGTCAACCTATTTGTTGCAGGTGTACTGGGTGTTGTCGCCTGGATAGTCCTCAATACCCTTGCCTTGATACTCCACGATGAGTTTCTCACCATCCTTACGCTCACCATATACATGGTAGAAGCAATCGATTGGCATACCACCTTGAGATTGGAGATAGATCTTCTCTTCATCCCAACGCTTTACAATCACGTTTTGATGAGCACCAACAGGAGTAAGATTTACAGTGATTGAATCAGTATGAACAAGATCCTTCCAATAGTTTGGGAGAGCAATCTCTTTTCCCTTTACTCTTCCACGAAAGTACACTCCAGACTCTGGGCCCTCCAGGCAAATGTGGCGAAGTCTATATCCTTCTTTTGTTGGGTGTGGAATATCAAATGATTTTCTTGAAGTAAGAGTTATACCGCCAGCAGTTACTTCAGAAGCAGTAATTTCACCTGTAATATTAATATCACAGGCACCAGTCATCTCAGCAGTCACTTCCCAGTTATCAATCTTTGCTGTATGATATTTGTATGGGGCACAAGCATCCTCAGGATAGTCTTCCTCAGCAATAATAAACGGTTTCGCAATATACTGATCTAGATTTGATGCTATCCCATATGCGGCACGATCTTCACAATCTGGACCTGGCGGTCTTGTACCTGGTACGAATTCCATTAGTCTTTTTCCTCTCCAATTTGTTCTACTTTTTGATTTACCATTCCTCTAATCATGTTCTCAACATAATTATGCTCGAAGTTGAATGAGTACCCTTCATTACCACCTGGATAATCTTCATGAGATTCTCCTTCATATTCTACAATAAGATCGTCATCAAGTCTACGGGCTACAATATAGTAGTCTGCATTGATTGGACCTCCTGCATTGTTTCTTACAATAACTTGTTTGCCAAATACAATCTCTTTAACAAATAATTCTTGCCAACTTCCAATAGGAGTCAGACTGATAGACATATCTTCTGGATTCACAAGACCATCCCAGAATGAAGGAAGTTCAATCACACCATTCCCAGAAACTTTTCCTCGGCAATAGACAGCAATCTCTGGACCTTCAATACAAACGTGGCGAAGTCTCCATCCTTTCTTATTGGGATGGGGCATGTCGAATGGAAGGTCTTTCTTATTAGAAAGCCAATGCCTGCCACTCATTCCCCAAACTTCTTTCTGTGCATTGAGGTCAATCGCTGCAGTGATATGACCTTGGACATCAAGATTGCCAAATACAGCACCACCACCCAAAACAGATAATGAATATGGTGAACTATTTCCCCCTCCACCACCAGGAAAAACACTCAATGTACCAGGAACAACTGGTTTTGGAGAATCACTATTAGCTATTGGTGCAACCATTAAAGTTGCATATGGGAATGGATATGCTGCAGCAGTACCGACTAATTGAGGACCTTCAATGAATGATGAACCTCTAATCTTTGCATCTCCAAGACCAAGTGAGATAGGAAATCCTACACCAACACATTGCTGGCCTCCAAGTGCAATATCATCAAATAAAAAAGACATTTATATTCTCCTATGCTTGTTGTTCTGTCCAGAAGTTTTTGCCGCCAAGTTTACTATCCTTACTTGAGACAGCATCAGAGACTCCACGGATAAGTCCTCCATATAGTTTTAAATTTTCATTAGCACATATCTCCATCTTAGCAGGAGTTTGCCATTTTAGAAAGTTCTTTGCAGTTCCTTGAATCTTTTTGGAATCAAGAAGAATACTTTCTGAAGCATTGACTATAAAGTTTCCTTCAGATCCATCATCACCCTTTACAGTAAACTCTACATTATTTGCAATAAATCTAATATTACCGTTACCAGCATTGATAATGATATTACCATTATCTGCATATAAGATCATAGAATCTTCTTCTTTCTTTGAGTCCCTTCCACAGTCCAATTGGAAGCGTTGTGGACTGATGCTAGTAGTGCATCCTTCCCTCTCACCATCATTATCCATACTGAAGGTATGTGTCCCCTCCTTAGCATTCAACTGGCATCCAGCAGTTACTCTACCCTGTTTATCAATCTGACCAAAGCGAAGTTCACCATGATCGTTACCGTAGCGAATGGCTGTGTAGTTCTTCTTTGAAGAATCCTGACCTTGACCTGCTTTTGTGTTACTTCTATTTTGGGGGGTTGCCATTTTCTATATTAAATAAGTTCATTAGGAGTGCCTGGTATATCTAGGCGTTGGTTATTACTATTAGTATCCGTACCCTGTCTGAGGATCGCAGATGGATCTGTAGTGACCTGAGCAGTGATGCTCTCTTGCAGAGTATCATAGACCTGAATCTGCTGTCCTGCGGTCTCAAAGTATCCAGCATAGCGGATGCCACCTTTATAGAAGACTGCTCCATAGTATGATCTACCATCAACATATCCAGTCTGCTTGAGACCAACCAAGTCAGTAACCTGAACTAGTTTGTCTAGTGGTATGTCACCAGTCAGTGCTGCTACAGGATCTCTTTCAACTTCAAACAGTGGAACTGCCTGGAAGTTCACACCAGTTGCAGGAATGCCAGGTATACCCCCGCCAGGAATAACTTTAATGATAGGAAGTTCAGTAAATGGGCCACCAGAAACGATAACGTTAATTTTGACAATTCTACCAAAGGCATCGCACTCATAATCGAGTTCAGCACCATTGGATGGTTCAACTACAACTTGATCTACACCACAATTATAGTTGATGCCTGGATTTTTTACAAGAACTTCCTTAAGTTTAAGAATTGCTGGGTATCCAGGTTCGTTTGGTGCAGGCGGAACATACCCATTTCCAGGATTCTCAACAATCACATCAGTAACAAGACCTCTGCCGTCAATCCTCCTTGGACAAGGAGGAGAAATAAGAACTGCAGAGATTCCGATTGGGTTAGTTTTCCATGGTTGAGATGCATTTGGAACTTTTATGGGAGTATCAATCTTCAACGCAAGTCCTGTTGGATTATTATTAAAGATAAGACTTGGTGGCGCATTCTCTACCTCCACTCTGATCTCATATCTTCCTGCTTTTAGATTGATATACTCTGGAGATGGATTACCTATAAATCCCTTATTTTTAGAGACAGATTGACCGTTGATGAAAACAGTTCCCGCGTTATCACTTTGGAATCTAATACGATACCGTCCACCCTCAGAGAAATTGACATTGCTCCATGTGTAAGTAAAGAATCCAAGAATACTTGAGTTTTCTTCATCGATAGGGGCAAGAAAAGGAGACACATTATTTTTGTTCATAAACTTGCTCCATCTCTTATGATTGAAGCGGAACAGATCAGGACCAGAATAAGTTGCACCATTCCTTTTTCTGACCGTGGATGGTGATAGTGATGCACCTACCGTAAACTTAGCCTTATTTCCCTGAAGATCAAAAAACTTTCCTGCACTTGAAGTCACTACCAAATCTGCCCAATCATTATCCTTATGGTCTTCCATTTGAACAGTTCGTTCGCCAGCATTTCTAAGTTTTATACTTGACTTATTGTTATCGCCAGATCCTCTTCCTCCAGTGTCTACATTAATTGTTTTACTTTCAATTCCTCTCTTGCCTCTCTGAACAAATGTAGCACTTACTTTTTCACCACTACCAATTCTTAAAGTTCCAACAGAGAGACCTGATGTAGATGGATTATCATCCCATTCAAATCTAAGAGAGACGTTGCCATTACCATTAACAATTAACTCTGATCCATCAGCAGAGAATTTTGCATCAACACCAGGAGATGATGATTGAATTCTCAGTGTTGCGTTTACATCAAATCCATTATTAGCCTTATCATCAAACTGAATCTCTTTTCCCTTAGAGGCAACTCTTCTACCAGCCGTGCTACTTGCTCCACTGGTTCTTACTTTATAAACTCTTGCACCACTATCAGATCCTCCTGAAAGGTTGCTATTGAAAGTGACATCATAGACTTTACCTGCTTGTAATCTCTTAGTAGTTTGTTCATTCAACTGTGACCCATTATAAGATTTGCCAAAGGAGAATCCTTCACCACCATCACCACTACCAAACTTAATCGAGTTTGCAAACTGTGCAGAGGTAGTAACTTTAAAATCTACATTGACAAAATCATTTGTTATGGCAGGAGACGCCCACTCTTGTGAGTTGAAAATCGATTTGATAATCGTATCGTAAGTAACTGTTGTTTGATTGATAACCTCAACGTCAATAACATGAGATCCTTTTGAGAGAAATATTTTCTTGGTTTCTGGACTATTAGTTTTGAACCCACCAAGTCTTGGTTTTGTGCTATTAAATCCAAGACCACCAGCGATTTGTTCATTACCGTCAATTAATACCCTTCCACCATTGTCTACAGTTCCTTTCAATCCATAGAAACCTTCAAATGGAACATCAATAGTCCAAGAATTTTGATATACAATTCCACCACCATCAGTCCCCTCTTGGGCCAATGGTTTGATTGGAGACATTGCATATCTATTTGTAAAATCAGACCAAGATCTTATATTACCTGGAAAAGAGTGGGTTACTGGATACCATTGTTCTTTTGCACCAGAAGTTCTAGTTGTCCAGAGTGGATTAGGAGGACATCTACCCTCCTGAACTGGAGGTGGTTCTTGGGGAACAATTGGTTCGGGAGCATCAATGGTAAGTGATACGCCCATTGGGTTCTGGTTCCAAGATTTGGGAGAGATTCTGGTTACATCTGTTCTACTACCAGTAATTCTGATAGCAAGAGCCATTGGATTGGCTCCCTTGACACCAGAAAATTCAAATATACCACCAGGAATTTGTTCCAGTTCTGCTCTAACTCTATACTTTCCTTTCTTAAAAAATCTTGTATAAGTGGACTTACCAGTTCCACTGCTTGTAGTTGGTTTAAATCCCCTCTTCGTAATGATTACTTCATCGCCACCTTTGTTAATATTTTCTAATCCATTACCAATACTCATCTGACCATCGCCAGCATTATTGCCGATAAGTAATCTAACATTATCATCAACCGCTACTTCAATATCATAATTACCGTCAGCAGGAATATCAATTCCTTCCCAACGAATTACGTGAGTTCCTGCATACACTTCTTTTTTATTTCCATTAGTATCAAATGGACAGATACCATAATGACTCATGAATCCACCACCACCATTGGGATTGGTTCTCCACAGTTTTCTATCAGATCTACCAATCCAGTCAATTGTATTGAACACTTCTGTGTTTATAATATTAACATCTGGACCCTTCTCTACTTTCTTTGATCTTGCTTTCTGGATATTCTTGGTGCCGGCAATTTCCAGAAAGGCATTTACATCTTTTCCATCATTATCAAATAGTTCTACCTTGCCATACTTGTTAGAATCTTCTCCATATGCTTTGTTTCTCTTCGCAAGTTTTGGTGTCTTAACAGACCCTTTAAATTTGATAGGACCATAACCATCTTCACTTCTCTGGAAGACTTCAGAGGCAGTAACTTTTCCTTTTTCTTTCCAATCTTCTCCTTTTTTCTTTCTTTTAAGAACAAGATCTGGTCTTCCAGGAGAATTGGGGATTATAATTTCAGTAGCTGCTGTTCCTGCATTATTTGGATCATCATCATAATTAAAGGAGAGAGCAACATCAACATCTTGGTTACCACCAACAGTCATGTAAATTCCATTTGACTTCTGAATAAAGTCCACTCCAGGAATTTGTCTCTCGTAAGCATCAATAGATACAGTCTCATAAATTGGTTTGTTTAGTAGTTCAATCTTGACTGTATGCAATCCTTCTTCATAATACTTTTTGATTAGATTTCCACCGCTCTGGAAGTGACCAAGGTCAGCAATAAATTGATTATCTACATAGAGTTTTGCTACGTTATCCTTTACTCCTCTAAATTTATATTCACCAGTTGTTGGGAAGTCTAAGTTCCATTCAAATGTAAATAGAGTTCCAGCAAAGTCACTACCCTTTGCATTCGATGGTGGTTTGGGTGAGATAGCATACTTATTCATAAAACTGCCCCAGCGAACAGCATTTGCAGGTATACCGTCTGGATAAGCCTGATTTACAAAGGTTTTATCAGTGACAGGATGGTATCCACCGATAACATTCTGATCGCTTGAAGATATTTTAGATGGTTTGATCTTTCTTGTGTTGAAAAATCCACCCTCAAGAGCACGAACATCACGTTGAAATTCTTGAACGTCTCTTAGAATTGGATCCGATCCACCAATAAAAGAAGTTGGTTTCCACTCTCCAAGATCCTCTCCATTAGGACCCCAAAGTCTGCCATAGGGGATTAACGTGCTGTCGCAGAGAAAATACTCTTCATAATCATCTGCACGATCATAGTATTGATAGATAAAGGTTTCATTTTTACCACGATACCCACGAATAGTACCTGTCCTTGATTTTAAAGTTCTAGTAGTAGTGAAAGTTAATCCTTCCGTGACACTGGCGTCAGATACAATAACAAGGTCGTCTCCTTCGACTACAAGTTCACCAAGAACTGCCGTAAGAACTGCACCACCACCATAGTCCGACTCATCATTGGCGCTGACTAGAGGTTGAAATACATAACCATTACCAGTTCGTACAATATCTACAGCAAGTAGAGAACCATCGCGTCCAATGATAGGGTTTCCTACTGCACCAACTCCACCACCACCTATAATTTCAATCTTTGGTGGTCCTACCTTTACCTTTTGATTTACTCCAGCACAACTTTCCTTTCTATTTAAAACATCATTAGTCGTGAGTTCGTTGACTTCATTGATGTTGAGGTACTTAAGTTTATTATCGCCCGACTTAAATATAAAAACTATTCCAGGATCTTTCTGGGCAATTTCATTTGCCTTACACACAGAAATCCCTTCAACGAAGCCGTTTTTGCTATCAATATATCCAACTCTAATATCAGAGTCTTTATTGAGAGGACCGAATAACTGACTACCCATTTTCTATATCTGCGTAACTATATTTATGACGACTCTGCCGATCCTGCTTTTTCAAGATCAACGTCTGCTGAATCTCTTGGTGGTGTTGCAAATGGTTTAGATTCTTGCGGAGTTACACTTGCATCAGTGCTAGATGCTTTGGCAGCAACAGCATTGACATTAGGAATCTGTGATTGTGATTGCCCACCTGAACCACGGGCAAATTGATAGAAGTCACTGATAGAGGGTTTTGGAATAACATCACAACCAAAAACACTGAACTGTATATTCTCAAAGGATAATGCTGATGCCATATTACCAGCAATACCATCAATAGATGGAACAGCATTAGAGATATCAGTCAATCCACTCTTAACCGCGTTCAATTGCTTACTGACTTCTTCCAAGAATGAACCAACCTTATCGATAATGTCATCTACCGTGTTAGTAATTTCTTTTTTGTTTGCAGAGATTGAGTCTCCAGTCAATGATTCAACATAACAAATAGGCACCTTAGGGACTCTATCGTTTGGTGTAATAGTATTGGTATCTAACTTTTCAAGGAAGTCACCAACATTTCCACTGTTATTACCGGCACCTATCATACCCAATCCTTTCTTAAGGATACTGCATAGTTGTTCTTGTAACATGCCAATGATCTTTTCAAATAAGCATGTGATCACTTTTGTGATTTGCTCTTTGAGATCAGAAACTGTGTTCCTCATATTGGGGAACATAAGATTTACTGTGGGTGCTATTGCTTTATGAACTGTCTTGAGAATAAACTCAAGCATCTTATCATAAATGGGTTTCATATACTTTGCAAGTTTAGCACAAGCAGAATTGATTATACTCTCAATACTAGAAAGAACACTGGTAGCTGCGTCAACATATGATAGAGCAGTTTCCAAAACTTTATTAATATCATTGGTAAGATTATTCAAGATAACCTGAATATTCTTTAATGAAGAATTAATAGCATCATAAGGATTGTCAAGAGGAATCTTTCTGATTTGCCTTTCATGCTTCTTGACATCAGCGACTGCTTGCTGATGAACAGCATCAGCACTCTCTTTTGTTGCTCCTGGTTGTGAAGGTGCAGCAGGACTCTCTGCTGCTGATTTTCTTGCAGCAATGCCGTCAGCGACGGCCTTCATTACAAAGTTTTCTTTTTCTTGTCCTTGAAGGCCCTTTTCTTCTGCTTCTGCTCTTGCGTTTTTTGAATCCGCGAACTGCTCTTTAGTTAGAGATTTGTCTGATCTTAACCCGTACTTATTAAGTTTGACTCCTGGTGGTGCAGGGTCAGTATCTGCTACTTGCTCAGGAGTCTTTGGTTTAGTGATTACAAGGTCAGAATCAGGAACTGTTCTGTTAGGATCAGTTTCTCCTTTACTTGACTCTGCAAATCCACTGGTGGGGCCAAAGTTAGAATCAGTTGTTCCTGTTTTAGTCTTGAGTGCAGTCTGAGCATTGTTGCCCAAGACACCCATAATAACAGGAACTTGCATGTCTTGCCCATCCAAGAAGAAACCGAAGACAAAGTTGCCCTGTCTTAAGTTTGTTGTTTGAGATGAACTGCCTTGTCCACCACCAGCAGTGATAGGATACATGACTTGCGCCCAAGGAAGTTGATCTGAAGGGATCGTCTCTTCTTGTTGATCATGATAACCAATGATACGGACTTTATATCGTCTAGAGTTTCCTGGGACTTGTGAAGCGGATTCGTGCTTTCCCGCAGCAGTATTATCGCGCCAGGTTGCATCATCTGCAATCTGCCCGACCCACCAATTAAAATGGGATCCTGCGAACCCTGAAGTGAAAAGCGATCCGTTCTCCATTAGTTATTAATCATCGTAAATTAAACATTCTGGTTCTGATGGATTTGCATCACAAAATAGTTCTAGTGGTGAAGGATCATGATGATCACCTTCTTGGATTTCTTTTTTGTGATGCTCTACATATTCTTCCAACTCATGCAACTCACCTTCAATGTGACGACGCTGCTGAGGTGATATAGTTGGATTGTCTAAGATTTTATAATCTTCTTCGACATGTTCTTCGATTGTTCTTTTTTTTGACATTTTAGTTTACCCTCCTTCCATAAGAATCTCTAATAAGATTTAATTGTGTAAGACAACGACTAGGCGTAACGTAGTGACATAAATCCGATATAATATATAGTCCACCAGTTTCAGCGTTTGGTTTTTGGTTCTTTTTATCTTTAGATGCTGCTGGTATATCCAGAAAAATTATGTCCCCTGCGTTAAGCGTGAAGTCTCCTGGTATTGTAATAGATTTCTGCAAAGTGAACAACTGATTGTATCTCATAAGTGATTGATTCAAGATATTCTCAGGATCAAAGTTTGCTTCTTTTGATTTTTCAATTTGTTCATCTGTTGTTCCTGATGGCAATGATCCTTTATCAATCAACATGTATGTTGTTCTTGAAAATTTGCTGACTGCCTCATCAAATTCGCTATTGAGTACGGGCAATTCTTTACCAGCCAAACTCAAATCACTTTCTGTTTGCCCTACATTCTTTTCAAGAACTCTGTATTGACAGTTGAATGGATCAAACAGAACTACTCTAGTTGAATATGATCCACTTTCAAGTTTGCTTTGCACATTGATAGAATTATCACTATTCAATCTCAAAACTTTACCATCATATCCCTCAGGAATATTAGCACCTCTAGCATCAGGTGTCTCATTAAAAATAAGTTTTCTTTTTTGTTTTTGTTCTAAGAGTTTATCGATCGACTTAAAATTATATCCCTTATTAGTTTCAAAGAAAAAATAACCTGCAGTTTTGCCTGGAGATTTTGAACTGGGAATACCTTTTTTAGCCAACCAAGTACAAATGTAGAATGGTTTTTTATTATTTCCGAAGAAGTTATAGTTATTCTGAGTCTCTTCGATATCAAGAGTTTTATCAGTACCAATAAAACCCTTTAGAATATCATTCACATGGTCAGATAACTTTCCGTCATATCTTTTATTAACTCTGATTACTTGATTACGAATGTGTTCTTTAGAAACTAAGTTTAAAGAAACCATAGTCTTTTTGGCATCTTCAACAATTGGATCAACACTATTAACATATAATGTTACTTCAAGTTTGTTCTTATTAGTATCCTTCATTTTAATCACAGCCTTCTCAGTTCCAACTAGAGGGAGACCTTCAAGGACAGATTTATCTTTAACAGAATTGCCAGTATCAACAAAAGACACACTCACTCTGATAGTCGATTCTCTAATACTCTCATAATATTTCAGTTCAATGACAGCCGAATTGATGTCGATACTTCCATCCTTGTTAGAAATAATGGAAAAACTATCAATACTACTAGCTCTTGCTTTACCCGAATCTAGTATTTCTTCTGCCATAATACTTCTTGGTTATATATTATTTATTGTCCCGCAGCAAGGGCATCTGAATAGTCATCCATTCCACCACCACTACCAACAGAGACTGGAACCATTTTAGTAGAAGATTTGGATTGTGATACGATATTGTTTATAACAGTAACTGGAACTACTGCATTCTCACCAGCACCAGATTCATAAGATGCATAGTTTCTAAGAACACCGATTGCAGCATCATACTTTGCATGATTCAAGGCATCTAAGAAACCAGGGAACTTATCCTCTAGTGCTTGAGTTGAATTGACATCCAGAATGAATTCACCATGAGTAAGCATCACAGGAATCATATCCTGACCTCTTCTACCAGACACTCTACCACCATAATACATCCTATTCTTAATCATACTACGCAGAACTCCACCGCCACTCCCATCCTGACCACCCTTAGACAGTTTATGCAAGTCAGATCTTTCTCCATCACCATTCCAATAAGTTGGTCCATAGTTATCAGGATCTGTTGACGCACCTGCCATTGTTGGACTATGTAATCCTAATCTACCGTCTTTACCTGATGCTGCTTCAGCATGAGTCATCACGTTCTTTATATTAATATCACCGGGTTTCCAACCCCATGCTTTGGCGATTGTCGCAGCTTCAGTTGTCATAGCATCTAACTGCTTTTTCGTTGGAGCATATGACCAATTATAACCTTTCATAGCGGCAACTGCCAGTCCTATACCACGACTATTTCTATATGCGGTATGTCCCTCTTGAGTCCTAAAGTTGCTGTAGTCAGGATTTGATGGATACTTGCTTCCATCTCCCGTAAAGAGAGCATGATACTTATTCCCAGCGCCATATGTGCTGTTGTTACCCGCAGCGTTCCAGTGAAGATAAATCTCCCCCTTCTTGTTTATTTTTAACGCTGATGGATCAGTTGTTGCTGCACCACCACCTCCGGGTCCTGATGTAGATCTTGTAACAGTTGCAGCTGCGCCAAAATTTGGAACTGCTGCTACTTTATTTTGAGTGTAATTATTATACCATCCAAAGTAATTATCACCAGGTTTTCTAGTCAATCCACCTTCAACACTATAACCTCTGAAATCTGTTCTTCCTTGTATAAATTCTCTTGCCTTGTCTTGAAGAGATGGATTTAAGATCGCAGCTGCGACAGATTTCATTGCGTTTTGAGACATTCCTGCAGCAGCCGCTGCTGTTGCAACATCCTTAATAGCAAACCATTCATCATTAGAATTGCCCCTACCTTTCTTTGCTCCATTAGGGAATTTCCAAGTAGGTTCATACTGCATCCTCCCAGTGACCAGTTCTTTGATTGTACTGCCACTATATGCACCAGATCCAAGTCTATTATAAATGGATTGTGCTACGTCTGCCCAGGATTGAGGTTCTCCATCCTCTCTAGATGCAACAGCAACCAATGTCCAGAAGTCAGCATCTCCTCCACTAATATTGACTGTGCTAGTGGTTTTTTCGCCACCATCACCATCAACACTAGGTCCAGTTCCACCAGTTGTTTGTTTCTTAAGACCAAGTTGCTTTCTCAGATCAGAGATAGCATTTGTGACTTTACTTGATATGATACCTTCTATATTTTTAGTAAGTGATTGGGTCATGTTTTGGCCCTTCATCAACATTTCAACATCAACTTCACCACCACCAGCCATTCTCATCTGAGAACTCTTGATATCAAAAGTATATCTAGTCCATCTATCAAGACCACCAGCAACATTTCTATAATCAGTAGAGTTTGCTTTGTCACCTAACAAAGTCTTATATGCTATACCGAAGAGTGGTCCAAGGAAAGGCATCGTTGACATTTCCTTATTCACATCTTCAATGTATGTCATTGGACTAACATTCTTAGAATCCTTTGATTCTGGGAATATTTTTTTAACTTTCTTTTTGCCGCCAGTTTGAGATCCTACATTGATTTTAGTTTCTCTTGATTTTTCAGCATAAATTCTTGGCGGTTCTGATTTTTCTCTTTTGAGTGACCTACTAACAGCACCCATCTTTCTACCACCTCTTGTGATGCCTCCTCCAGCCTTTCCTTGAACTCTTTGATTTTTTTGTTGAGGTTTTTTATTACCAAAGAACATATCATAAAGTGCTCCACCAATTGCATCACCTGCCATTCCACCAACAATACCACCAACAATATTTCCTGCGATAGGAACCACAGAACCAATTGCTGCGCCAACAGAACCAAGAAGTCCAGCACCAATTGCTTTGAATGCAGCTCTACCAGGACTTTCCCCAAGTGCCACTGACAGTCCAAAATCAATCAGTGCTCCAATAATTGGAAGTCTCTTTAATAAAGGTCTTACCGTTCCAAGAATTGCCTTGGCACCACCTTTACCTGCAAGTGAAACTAAACCTTTTCTTGCAAGATTTTCTGCACCAGACCTTGCATATTTTCCACCTAAAGACCGAACTCCTTCTTGACCAAATCTATTGACAGCAGCATCTCTTCCAAATCTTTGTGCATATCTTCTTGCTGCTTCATTAGTTCTATATGCCCCATCTCTTCCAGTAAAACTTCCTTGCCAACGACCGGTTCTTTCATTCCAAAATCCCTTATTAACAACATTTGGTTTTCCACCACCTCTTCCAGGTGTTCCTCTTCCTCCACCAGGACCACCACCTAAATTACCAGCAGCCGCAGCAAAGATAAGAGTGGTAATTACTGTTTCTACTGCACCCTCAAACTTTGAAAATGTATTAACTAAATTTTGACCTCCAAGATCATCAATAAATCCAATAGTCTTAGTTCTTAAATCATACGCACCTTTGACAAAAGAACTAAGCGCATCAATGGTCCCTATACCAAAATTAGCAATCCAAGTTGCTGCACTATTAATTTTGGGCAAAAACGCGATCATCTGTGGCAGATAATCAATCATCTTGAAAGCGATGAATCCTAATAGAATCTTACCAATAAAAGATTTTATTCTATCAAGGAATCCAAGTTTCGGACCTTTCAGAAGTTTCTTTTTCCCCTTATTTTCGTCATCTTTTTTTGGTTTCTCTAACTTATCTTCTTGTTTTGCTCTAGACTTCTTCTCTTCTTGCTGCCCCGCTTTCTTTTTCTGCTTGGTATAAAGTTTATTTTGACGACCAAGTAGTTTCTCAATATTGATTACTCTAGATTTAACTGATACAAGTCCTTTATGACCACTCTTTCCTTCGCCACTAACTGGGTTAACAGATATTTTTTTGGTCTGAGTTTGAATCGATGGTGCGGATGGAAGTAATTTCATGTCTTACGAAATACCCAAAATCTTAGAGTTTCTTACTTTATCCCTAGAACTAAAGGAAGCACTGAACGTTGGAATCTGCTCTACTTCCATTGGGGAATCGGATTCATAACCACCTCCACCAGTATTCATAGAGACTGGTGGTTGAATAGTAACAGGAGGTCTAGACGGTGCCCCAGGTATACTTACCTTTGCTTTCTTAGGTTGTAGTTGTGCGGTTGGTCTCACAGATCCAGACTTTCCCACACTCTCTTGTTGCATATTATTAGCAACCATCATCATCATTGGCAAAACATTATTAACTCCCATAATCATATTACCACCACCACCACCAAACATAGTGCTATTAATATTTGGGGAGAAAACATTAAGAGAGTTGCCACCAAATGAAGCAAAGGTGTTTTTGCTTCCTCCAATATTCATCTTAGAACTAAATGATGGGTTGACGGACGCCATATTCTTTCGGACAGATCCCCCACCAATTTTTATGTTTGTATTATTGGTGCCGCCAGAAGTTCCCCCACCAATTTTTATGTTTGTATTATTGGTGCCGCCAGAAGTTCCTCCACCCCCACTCAAATTCACATTGACAGATGATGAGGGTTTTCCCCCTTCAGTTTCTGGTGGAGCAGGTTCAGAGTCTCCTTTTAATTTTCTTGGTTTTCCAATCATTCCACCGCCATGAGCCTTAATAACGTTCTGAACAATCTGTGGTCTGTTGGTTCCTCCTCCAGCAGCGTTCATTGATTCAAGAGCACCAACACCATACTTTTCAACAGCACCGCGAGACATTACAAACTCACCATCCGAAAGCATAGCAGGGACTTTATCGACACCCTTCTCACCACTAACGAATCCACCAAGAGTTCCATAGGTTCCAGCCAGAGACTTACCGAATTTGCCGACCATTCCCATCATACCGCCCATCATCTTACTGAAGACTCCTCCACCACCATCAAATTTTTGTAATGGAACGACTGCTCCACCGCCATTATAATTGGTACTTGGTGCTTTGATGTCTGGTAGAGGTTCAGGTTTGAATGTGTCCTCAATTTTATTTGAGAGCATCATACCGCTTCCAGCAACTGCTGCTGTTGTGATAAGACCAGTCAAGAGTTTTCCTTTACCCCCACCAAGGAATCTTGCTGCGCCACCCGCTTTTCCAATGCCTGCTCTTGCTGCTAATCCTAAAGCAGCCTTAGTTAATCCTACAGCACCTTTAACGAGTAGTCCTATCAAACCACGAACTAATCCACCAACACCAGTTCCAAATAATAAAAATGCCGCTGCAAATTTAGGCCAATGGTCACTTAAAAATTGACCAAGTGCTTTTAGTTTATCTTGATTCTCTTTTTTAGCAAACCAATCAATTAACTTGATTAAGAATTTGCCCAAGATAATTCCCATTATAAAGTCAATAATCTTTTGAAGGATACTCTTCACTGGTGCAACTATCTTCATAGCACCATCTACATTCTTTTTAAATCCTTTCTCAAGATTATTTTCTAATTTTGATCTCTTTTCTTTCTCTTGTTTTTTTCTTTGTGCTTCAGCAGTATCTCTAATAAGAGTATTTTGTTCCTTCAGTATTCCAATGATATTATCGAGAGACTTAATGATGTCTCCAATATAATCTTTATCATCTTCCTTTTTTTCCTTTGCAGCAGGTAAAAGTTTTGGTGCAGTAACTCCACCCAGTTTCTTCATGGGACTGGGTGAAGTAATATCTGCTGCTTTAATTTTTTTCTTCTTGACTTTAAATCTACCAGTCTTTCTCTTGATCTTCTTAAATTCTTCAGTCAGTATCTCTGTTTCTCCTGTAGGAATCTTATTATCTGCCATCCTACCAGCAGCCATCTTCTCTCTTAAGAGAGTTTTATATGTAGCGTAGTCGATACCAATGGCATCATCAAGACCAAGAAGATTTAAGATTCTCTCATCTATTTCTTCATCAACCATCTTATCATCTGCATCCCCTTCGTACACGGCAAGGGCAGACTCTTTCTTTGCCTCGTCGCGTATAGAATTTATAAGATCGTCAAGATCAGATGCCATTTGCTTGCTGTTGTTTTAATTTTTCTTCTTCAAGGTGTTGTTGGAGTAACGCAACATAGATGTCACGTTCCCAAGGCATCATATTTTCTATTTCTGTTAATGAGTATTTATGATACTGCATTAAGGCAAAGTTTAATCTAAAGTATGACTCTAAGTCCATATGACTTAGACCTACCCGAAAAAACTTGCTAATCCCTCAAGTACAACCTCACTCTCAACTTTAGTTTCAGGATTTATTACATTAACAGTATGAGAAAGTTTTGGCATAGTAGCATAAAAATTTTCAATCTGTTGGAACTGAGAAGAATTCATCGAATCAATGAAATCTCTAATTTCCTTTTTAGTACAGTCAGCAGCAACCCAAACTTCATCAGAAGTGAAGATAGTGTCAATACCTGAAGCAATCAATTCAAAAGATTGATCCATTTGATTGCCAGTTTCCAAATCAAAGTTATTCTTGATGAACTCATCCAGTGAAGGATACTTCATCTGCATCATGATGATATCGTCAAGTTTGATCTTGTTAGTATGTTCATCATTCTTTTGAACTTGAATATCATCCAGATTGATTTGGATCTTGACTGGAGTCTTTTCATCATCAGGACAAACTATATTAACTTCAATCACTTCTCCGACAGACTTGCCGCGAATATTCAAGAAGAGATATTCAATATCAAATGTAGGCAGTTGCTCTACCTTGATACCTTTAGTCAAAATACAGTTTTTGATAACTGTTTTGATCGCTGTCGTGATTTGCTTTGAGTCTTCACTCTCCAATGCAATTACAAGAACCTTTTCTTCTTTTACCAAGAAAGGTCTGTACTTAACTTTTTCTCCTGTAGATGGCAACTCAAGTTCATAAGTTGGTGTAGAAATCTTTGGTAAAGGCATAATAACTTATTCAGTATGATTATTTAGAAGGTTGTAAGAGATGTGTCAAAGGCTCCAGTTGGAGTATCAAAATTGAAGTCTCCGTATTTAACTCCAGTATCAAACTTTGGTGGATTCAAGAATGAATTCTGAATGTCAGCTGCGGAGAGCGGATCTAGTGATCCAAACAATTGGCCAAGACTATCAATCATAGGATCAGTCTTTGATCCAGAAACTGTATCAATAAAGTATCTTACATAAGAGAATGATACTGTACATTTCAAAAGATCGGATGAATCATAAGTCACTGGCATTGATGAAACAGAGATTGGATATGCATTTACAAAATTATACCTCAATACATTATTATTGTAATCTCTCTCATATTTTGTAATTGCTATTCCACCATAATACTCATTGGGGAATCTCATTCTGTATGACATGTTTGGTTGAGCAACACTGTTATTACCTGACTGAGACTCCATAACAATATATTTTATCCAAGCCTCAAAGAACCTGATAGGTAAGTAACTGTTTGGAGATGGTTTAGGAAACACTTTTTCAAGGTAAGACTTCGCACCCATAATACTATTAGGGGTAGGCAAGGATTGATCTTGCATGACATAGAATGTCAGATCAATACGATCATCAAATAATCTACGATATGCGTGTCTCTCTGTTACACCTGTAAAGTCATTATTAATTTCTGTAGTTGCCAGAGATGATCCTGGTAAAACAGTCTCAGAACAACATAGATGTAAAAAGTTTTGATCAAAACCAATTAACCCATTATCTGTTTTAAAATTATTCCAAGTATATCCACTTGTTCCTGCGGGTTCTCTAATATGAACATCAAAATGTGAAGTCGTCGCAGGTCGCATCAAATTGGATTTAATGTCAGATAACGATCTCCTCTTTGGCCCTGGTGCGAATGTCATCTATAAATAGATTTACGTTATATATTATGTAGCAGAGATAATGGGGGAAACATATAAAAGTAGATACTACCCATCTTTCCCAAAAAAATACAAAGGCAATCCAAATAATATCATATGTCGTAGCAGTTGGGAAAGACGTTTCTGTCGGTGGTGTGATCTAAATGAGAACATTCTTCAGTGGGGTAGCGAAGAGTTTTCAATTCCATATATCTCTCCAATTGATAATAGAATCCATAAATATTTCCCAGACTTCATTGTCAAACTAAAAGAAAGTAGTGGGAAAATCAAAACTTATGTGATTGAAGTTAAACCAAAAAAGCAAACCCGTCCACCAAAAACGCCAAAGAGACAAACAAAGTCGTATATCTATGAGGCAACTGAGTATGCAAAGAACCAAGCAAAGTGGAAGGCTGCTCAAGAATTTTGTGATGACAGAAGAATTGAATTTAAAATTATAACAGAAGACGAACTAGGTATTAAGTAATGCCAAGAAAGACACTCAAGCAAAGACAACAAAGTAGTGATATAGATAGAGGTCTTTCTATTAAGAAAAACTTAATTGGTAATGAAAGTCCTGATGATATTATGGAATTGATTATGGAAACTTTTTCTGAAGAATTAGTTCCTGAAGTTGGTAGTTATTATACTTTTGTTTATAGTCCAACAACTCCAAACATACAGTATGACCAATATCCATTAATAGCAATGACAGAAGTATTTGCTTGGGGGTTTCGTGGTATCAATTATCACTGGGGATCATTTAGAAACTATGGATGGGGAGAAGTTGTTGGTAAGTTTCATCCCGTAAATACTATGGAGTTGAAAACAATGAGATCCTTGCCTTATGCAAATTACCTCATAAATAACTAAAAACATAAAATGCCTATTCCAGAAGGTTGGAAACCACAGAGGGACGTAAAAGGATCAGAGAAGGCACCACTCTCTGAGTATTCTGCTATACTTCACAACCAACAGAAACGCACTATCAGGCAACAGGGCGGAGCAAGTAGTGTAAGGTTGAAGAAAGGAAACATTAGACTTGTCACCGATGCAAAGACTGGTGATATGCAAATGTATGAAACCTATGGATTTTTGGGTGCTGGAGATAAGTTGATTGGAACATGGAGTCCTAATAATGAAGATGGTTGGGCACCAAGTGAAGAAAATAAATCCACATTTGATTCATATTTTGGATCAGATAATTCAAAAGGAAAAGAACAACTAAAACAGATCACCCAGTCTGGGAAAGCAAGAAACCTGGAAATTGCAACAGAACTTTCAACTTCAAAAGATCCAGAACTTGTTAAGGCTGGAGTGACATCAGCAGATGTAGAAGCACTTAAAGAAAAACCTGGATTAGTATCAGTTAAGAATACAGAAGTTACAGATCCAGTTTCAAATGTAGAACTAAAAGAACAAAGAGAAGCTGCGGAACAAGCAACGCAAGATGCAGAAAATGGTGAGGCCTCAAATACTGATTCAACCGAAGATGATAATCCAAAGATTGGTCTTCCGAAAACACTGGAGGGGGTTAAACAAAGGAAGGAATTTAAGAAGAGTATGACATATCCCACAACACTTCTAGATGAATTTCAAGATTATCTGAAGATTCAAATGGTTGAATATAAATTTAGAGGTCTTGGTGCTCAAGATGGATCATTTGCATTAGCTTCAAGACCTAATGCTGCAGGTGATAGAACAATATTATCTACAATTTTTCTTCCAATCCCTGGCGGAATCGCAGATAATAATACTGCCAATTGGTCTAAGGGGGAAATGGGTATGTTATCTTCTATTCTTGGTGACACGGCCTTAAGTGCAATGGGAACTGGAGAAACATTCAGAAGTTCAATAGATAGCACAGGTGCAGCCGTCGCAAATAATACTCAAGGTTTGAAGACTGCGGCCAGTTCTAAGATTGTTGAGAACCTTGCTAATGTAGATCCATTGAAAAGAAATCTTGGTGCTGTTCTTAATACCAATGCTGAGTTGTTATTCGATGGTCCTACCCTCAGACAATTTACTTTTACATATAAATTCGCAGCCAGAAGTGATGGTGAAGCAAAGGAAATAAGAAATATCATCAGAACCTTGAAACAAGGTATGAGTGCAAAGAAAGCAAATGAATTCCTATTCATCAAATCTCCGCACACATTCTTCCTAAGTTATCAACATAAAAATGAAGACCATCCTTACTTGAATAAATTTAAAGAGTGTGCTCTGACAGGATTAGCAGTTCAATATGCACCTGACGGTAACTATGCAACATATTACAGTGGTTCAATGGCTGCGTATCAAGTAACTATGTCATTCTCAGAACTTGAACCAGTATTTGATAGTGATTATGAAGGTGGTGGTACAAATGGCGAGACATCAATAGGTTTCTAAAATGGGTTATTTCAATTACGTTCCAAACTTCAACTACGTTGATAGAAACTCTGGCGCAAAGATCGGAGACTATACAAAGGTCAAAAATCTTTCCAGAAGAATTAAATTAAGAGAAGATATTTTTCAAGAAGCAACTGTCTTTGAAAAATATACTATACGTGGAGATGATCGTCCAGATAATGTTGCCAATCAAATATATGGTGATCCACAACTTGATTGGTTAGTTTTAATTTCAAACAATATCATAAACATTCAAACAGAATGGCCGATGCCACAATTTGCATTTGATTTATATCTTATCGATAAGTATGGTTCTTATGAAAACTTGAACTCTACACATCACTACGAAACCAGAGAAGTATTAAATAGTCAGGGTGTTGTAATTGTCCCTAAAGGTTTGACTATTGAATCAGGATCAAAATATACTTACTATGATGCTTTTGGGAGAAGTGAAGTGAATACTGGGGATTTCACTATAGAGGTATCGAATAAAGAATATGAAGAAAAAATAGAGGAAGCAAAAAGAAACATCAGTCTAATCAAACCAAGATATCTTCCAATCATTCTTGACGATATTGAATCTACAATGGAATACAAAAAAGGTTCCTCTGATTATATCAGCGGAACCTTGAAGTCGTCGGATAATATTAGACTTACTACTTAAACAACAGATTGAAGTATTCTGCCACAACTAATAAAGTGAGGCAGATTTGATTATACTTCACTCCTCAGCAAGTTTTTGGAAGTAGGAGAGAGCATCATCCTCATCTTCATCAGTCTTGGTAGGACTCAGGTTGCTGAGTTCTTCCTTCAGATTAGGGGGGATGGGCTTAGACTCTTGACGGGAGGAGAAGTCGGGGGCATAAGAACCACGATCATTATCCTCATTGTCAGTCTCTTCGTCAAAACGACGGTTGGCAGGTTTCTGTCCCAGAACCATCTTCATACGCTTATCAAGATCATCATATGACTTGAACTGATCGGCAGCGACTAGTGCCTGCAGTGAATATTGCTTCTTCCACAGTGCCTCAAGGGCATCGTCATCATCAAGAAGAGGAGATGGTGCTGCAAACTCTGAAGAATCATAGTTCCAGTAACCTGCAACCTTCTTCAACTTCAGTTTGAAGTTTGCACCCTGCCAGAAGTCGAAGGGATTGATTGCAGTCTCATCTTCATACTCGGGCTGCATTGCTTCCATGACCTTATCAAAGATCTTCTTACCAAACTTATATAAGAAGACTTTACCTTCGTTCTGAGGATTTGCTTTGTCCTGCACAACATAGATGTTGGCATAGAAGGATAGTTTACGCTTCTGCTTACGGACAGTATCTTTGTCTGCATCGATACCACTGTTCCAGAGTTCACGGTTATACTCAGAGACAGGATCTTTGCCACCAGTAGTGGTCAGGGAGTTCTCAATATACCATCCACCAGGTCCCTGGAAGGCGTGGGAGTACAGTTTGACCCAAGGGAGATCTTCATTATCAGGAGCAGGCAGGAAGCGGATTACAGCGTAACCATTACCAGTCTTGTCCATCTCTGGTTTCCACAGGCGGTCATCACCACCAGTATTGTTCTGCTTCTCAACTTCTTTGACAAGTTTAGCAGTCAGAGAACCAAGAGAAGATTGCTTTTTAAGATTTGCGAAAGACATAGGATTTTTAGATTCGTTAGATTTGGTTTTTGTGGACTTCGTTATTCTACAGGTCGGAACCTGTAATGTCAATCTGTTGGCGCATTATATCCAGGAGAGATCCCATGTTGCTAAAAATGACACTCATATCAACATCCTTAGACATACCCATAGCGACTGCGGAGTCGATAATACGCTCCTTCATCATCTTGGCCTCAGGATCATCAGACAAACTTAATCGAGCATACAGAGTTTGTTGTTTAGACAACAATTTTTCTAACAACTCAACGTGCTTGATCTTCTCATCTTTACTCATCGATGGAAACTTAAAAACGTTACCATAGACATCTTCTTGCAACTCTGAAATCTCAGACATCTCAGAACGAACAAATTCAGAATCAAAGAAACTCATTTAACTTCTCCTAGAACAATCTCCTTCAGAATTCTTTTATAACGAAATACATCTATATGTAGGAACGAAGAATACTTTTCAATTCTCATACTTACGGTTTCCCACACTGGATCAGATAGATGGCGATCAAAATCTACCCGATACCCTAGTATCTTGTCAAGGATAACCATAGTTTCAATGGAAATCTCTCCTCTCAGATACGTCTTGAGGATTTCTGGATGGCGTGTTCCATCCTTTGTAAACAGGTTATCAAACCTGCCAGTAACGATACGTTCAATCTCTTCTCTGAACAGATAAGAGAGGGACTGGGTTCTCTTCTTCCAATCAGTGTATCGAACTTCACCCTCACGGATCATCTCACCAATCCACAGTTTACTGGGATCAGTACAAGTGATAAAGTTAGATACAAAAAATTCAATTACTTCTTGGTCTGACTTGTTTCTTGCAAGTTTCTCAAACCAAAAGCGATCTTTTCTTTTATAGAAAGATTGTACGGTCGCACGACTCTTTCCACAATACTTGTGGTAATCATACTTCTCTTTGGTAAAGTGATTCTTCAAAGAGAGGTATTGCTTATAGGCATCAAAGGGCATCATCAAAAAGTAACAGAGTCAAAATTTTTGCCGGGATTTTTTTCAACCCAAAATTAAATCAGAGAGGTAATTTGGCACGAGTAGTTCTCTTCAAGAAGTTTAACTCCATTGCCTCCCCCTTTATCTTCTCCTTCAAAGGTTTAGAGATCAGTTTTGATACAGACTCTACGTCAATATTATTCTTCTCACAGAAGAACACTACCGCATCAATGTACGACATCTCAAGGTTGTCTAAAACAACGTTCTCGATTTCTTGTGCAAACCTAGACGGGCAGTAAAACTTTTTCTCTAGGACCTTCTCTAGATCATTCTCCATCTTTTGTCCCAGTATTGTGATGTACAAATTCTTTGATATACCTTACTAGTAGCTTAATATAGTCTCCTTTATTACGTTTGTCAAATACTTTAACCTCACCACTAGGTGTAACCATAATAGTGATAAGTTTTTTGACAGAGATGCCAGTCATCTCATAGTAAGCAGAGGCATAAAACATCTCCTGAACAAAATAGTTTTCTAACCATGCTTCAGGTTTAATCTTTTCAGATGTCTTGAAGTCAATGACTGCTAGTTCTCCTTCGTACTCACCAATGCAGTCAACTCTTCCTGCTAATCCAAGGTACTCTGAATACAGAGTTCTTTCTATAGCATGTATATTATTTATCTTATCTAGATATGGTCTTGCATGAGCAAACATGATCTTGGTCAGAGGTTTAAACTCATTCCAATCGATCTCTTTGTTTAGCATATAAAGTTCCGTTGCCGAGTGGAAGTCTGTCCCACGCGACGTAGCCTTCTTTGTGATGCGATTTGCTTCTTCAATACCAACTCTCTTTCTCCAGTTGACAAAAATCTGTCGGTTGTAGAAAGAAGTTACAGACGTAATAGAAGGCACCCAGTCTCCATTGGGAAGGTTATAGAGACGGATACCGTTCGTTTCTTTTTTTGTTAGTTCAACGTCACCGAGATAATTACAATGAACAAAATTCATAAACCAAGATCCATTTTAGCAAGTAGATATTCTTTACAGAGTCCAGAACGGACAATATCATCAACACCAAATTCAATAATATCTACTGAAGGCATTGACCTAAGAATATTCATAAAGTCAATGATGCCATTTTTTTCATTAGTTTTTACAAGATCTGTCTGTGTGGCATCACCACAGAACATAATTTTAGAGTCTTCACCAACACGAGTAATGATTGAATCAAGTTCGTGAAAGTTCAGGTTTTGGAATTCATCAACAATAATAATTGCCTTATCCAGAGTAGTACCACGAATAAAAGAAGTGCTCCAGAAACTAATTGTATCCTGAGTTTTGAGATTTGCATAAAGCATCTCAAAGTCAGCATCACTAGGCATCTGGAACATGTACTTTACCATGTTCTTGTATGGAATCTGATAAAGCGAAGATTTATCTTCATGATCTCCAGGAAGAAAACCAATCTCCCTGGTTGCTACCAGAGAACGAACGATATAGATCTTTTCATATGGAGTGTTGTCACTAAGGACATCATTCAGAGCATTGTATAAGGTGATAAATGTTTTACCTGTACCAGCACAACCATAAGCAACTACGTTCTGGTCTTTTTCATAACTATCAAATAATAATTTTTGATTGTCTGTCAGTGGATCAATGTCTCTCAGAAAGTCGCTGTTGATAGGCTTCTTTCTTTTCATCTGTTTAGCAGTCAATCCTACACCAATAGGTTGATCAGATTTCTTTCTTCTTGGCATATGAAATTAGATGGGGCGAACAATAGAGCGGGGGGCTTTAGATGCTTTATGAAGTACATCATTCCAACCTGGATGAGACTTCTTTAATTTGTCGTAGATCTCTCCAATCTCACCACAACTAGGTGCAGTGGATGGATCGCTCCAGTCTCTATCCCATTCAGGGTTATCTAATTTCCACTGATCCCATTCATGAACACTGAGAGTTACTTCTTTCTGTTCACCAGTTTCCTTCTTAACAACGGGGTATGTAGCCATAAAATAATCTCAAGTGTGTGTTTATTTATTAAGGAGTGTCAAGTCCACTCCATTGCTTCTGCAACAGCAGGGAACTGTTCAATAAAGATCTTCTTAGCACCCAATGCAATGTCCATATGCTCCTTCTGTGTGCCATTTGCAGAGCGCAAATCAATATAATGGATCCATGACCTCACAGAGCCTGTCATGTAGATCCTAGTGGGGCAGGCCAGGGGGAGCACAAAACGAGCACACTCCTTTGCAATTGATGCATCGAGCATCTCTTGATAAAGTTTCATTCCTTCTTCAAAGTGCTGCTGCATTTTGATCTGGAAGTTTTGACGAACAAATGGGTCAATGTCATCAATAGAATTTTGACGATTCTTGGTGTCTTGTCTGCGTAGTTCAGGTAGAGGGATCTCCTCCGCGAGTAGGGAACTATCAGCATATCGTTGTGAAAATTCCTGGTATGTAAATGAACGGTGACGCAGCACTTGAGCTGCGATTCCTCTAGTAGTATTCAACTCCAGAGTCATATATGCTTGCTCAAAGATACTCCAGTGTTGGTGCTTTACACAATACTTAAGCAATCCAGAGAACTTTTCGTTCTCCTGGTTGTTGGGGTTTGACACACGAGCACAGTATGCCATGTGCTTCTCTGCATCAGGAGTTGCGCTGATTAGTTTTACGTTGTTCTCGCTCATCAAGTGTCTCGTTAATAATGTCTTTTAGTTCCTGTCTTTCTAAATCAGTAAAGACATTTCGTTTTGGTGGATTGAATGGTGGGATAGGCTCCCTTACTTTCTTACCACTAGAGGATTGTATACTCATCCCCTGTGTATCTATCTTATCCATCGTCATCCTCAAAAACTTCGTCGTAATCTAAAATGTAATTGGTGCTAGGATCATCAAAGTTTTCTGATATATCCACATATGATCCAACATCAGAGTGTACTTCTGATTCTAAGGCATCAACAAGCAATTTTAAGTTATTAACTATTAATTTAAGTTTGTCTTTGTCCATAATAAGGATGTATTCCATCTAATTATAGACAAAAAAAGGGGGTTAGTCAACCCCCTCTGCTAAACTATTGTAAGATCCTCCTACAAATTCGTTTACACACTGACTGATTATCGTCACATTCAATTAAACAGTCATAATAATCATTAATTAGATCTGATTCTTCCATGCTCCTATCTAAAGTTTTTTCCAGATTCTTAACAGTATTTTTCCATCCTGCTAATTGATTATATGAAATAAGATTATGCACAATAACCTCCCGATAGTTTTTTTTAGTCTATGATTTAATAGGTTTTTTAGTTCACCTCTTAACCTCTTAATTCTACTACTATCTATGAGAATTGTCAGCAAACCGTAACAAAAATTTATGCCTAAAAAAAGAGGGGTCGAAACCCCTCTCAATAAGTAAGTAAGTGAATCACTTGCTGTAGGTCTTCCCACGATAGCAGAATGTACCATGGGTTTCCTTGGATTCTACACAACGTGTACTATACTCAACACCACGATATGAGGTGTGGGTAATCTGTGCGTCGTGAAGAGCAGATGCTTTGTTGATCTGCTTGCGAATCATGTTTAGTGTGTTCATTGTGTTACTCCTAAAGTAATAGAGGGTTTTAATCCCCGTTCCTTCAGTCGTGTGCGTCCCATATACACTCAGGTGTAGATTCCTTTACGGTCTCTATCAACTCTACCTTAAAAGCATTTGAGATATTCTCATTTGCTTTCATTCTCAGCATGATTGTATCAGCTTGTTGGCAGGTGAGTGATGAATAGAATAATAGTTCTAGCATGGGATGAACGGCTCCGTTCCGCGACTTACTTGCGTCTCCTAATTAAGTCCAAATTTGTTCCAAATTAGGAGATGAACGACAGGTCTTATTATAGACCTCATACACTATTTAGTCAAGTGTCTTCGTATTAACACGAACATATGTAATTATGCTTATTCAAATAATGCAGAGTCTCCTTTAGATCTCCACGATGCTTGAGTCCAATAGCAATCTGTGGGTACTCTGCAGTGTCACCAAACTCTGCATGGAATTGATTGGCAGTAAAATCTTTATTCAAGAAGTATTCATGGAAATCTTCATGAATACTTTTCAAGAGCATACCAGCCCGTTCACATTCTTGACTACCGTTACTGTAAATTACTGCTTGCATTTGCTTTTTAACCAACATGGTTTACATAGTGAATTTTTATATTTAGTTTCAGACGGAACGTAACACCCAACTTGAGGGCATTGATTTGCTGGAATCATATTTCCACACCCAACGCATTGTGTTTCCCACATTTTCATAATGTTCTTTCAAGTCTTTCAGTTGGTTGATCTGGAAAATCTCTTGGACGATTGTCTAATGCATTATCAGTCTTGGGCGATCCTTCATTTGCCTTCATCGTATGCTGATAGTTTGATCTTGGATATCTAATACAGAATGGATCAGGCATCCAGTATGTTACCTGCCATTCTTGATCAGGACATAGTTCGAGATGTTTCTCTACACTATGAGAGAAAATACCAATTTGAATGTACCCATCATGACTGACACATCTACCATTACCAATGTCAACTAGGAATAGTATTTTACTACTCATAGCACTTCTTGCTCTGGGTTGAGATTTTTTACAAATTGCACAGGATTTTTTTCAGACCTATGTACCCAATGGTACTGCATACGTTGAAAAATAGGGTTCCATGTTTGCACACGGACATAATCAGTCACGTTGCCTCCAGTCAGAAATATCATCCCTCTTAAACCAATTCTTAATGTCGTCAGCATCAGTAAATCCCGTTTTGTGATTGGATGGGTCCGGGTCTCCCAAACCTAATCTATTCAGAAAATCATCGGTACTACCTTCCTCAATCTTATATGCGATTTGACGACGAGCCATTTTTAACATCTCATTAGCAGATGTATTTGCCTTGGCAAGTTTATTTGCCCAAATCATATCAGACAATTTTACTTCTTCTCCATTCGCAATACATTTGCAAATAAATTCCAGTCGTAGTCTATACTGCGTGGAAAGCATACTTGGAACACTCCTGCTGGTGTATTTATTCAAATGCTTCAGAATCCATACCATACTCATCAACTAATTTGTCGATGCTGGTTTTGTTTCCTGACATTTTTTCAATCTGAAATATGGAAGATTTTTGATACTTTTTCAGACTCTTATACTTTTTAATAATATTATTAATTTCGTCTGAATTGATATTGAAGCGGATGTTTCCATCCTTACTTGAATCATCAGCGAAACCTTTGAATCCTGCACTCATTTCTTCTTCTTCTCTTCAGGTTTTTTATATCCCCACAACTTAGGATTGACTGCCCCAAATCCAAAATCAATCTTTTGGACTGCTCCAGGACCGTACTTATCATAGTACATATCAAATAATTCTACAGTCTTTCTACATCGAGTAAGGTCAATATACTGGACCCCATCAACAATGTAATAGATTAGTCTTGCATCATTTGGAAGCGACTTGTCATTCGCTGCTTCAATAGTTGTCTTCTCTTGCAGAATCTGACAACTATAGTCCGAAGGATTTATATTCGGTTTGCCTGTACCAAACTCTGCCATTTGTTCTTCCTGTTCCTGTACAGATGCTGTCATGAGCGACCTCCCCATTGAATATCTGGATATGCATCCTTCACGTTTTGAAGTGTAACCTTATATTTTTTTTCTAATGCCCCATCCTTAATGAGGATAAGGACTTCTGCCTCTAGTGGATGAAGGCCGCGGAGAAGATTGATAAACATCATCTCTCTACGGATGTTATTAAGAGTATCATTACCACCCTTTACAAAGTGATAGAGACTATGCCACTCACGACGGAGAGAGGTCTTGCCTCGTCCATCCATATCTTGTCCAGTAGCAGACTCTCCACCCCTTGCTTCTTTAGCGATGTTCTCTGAGAGTGTTCCAGAATAGACTGATTGATCTTCCGCATCACCATAAGGAACCTCTCCCTTAGGAAGAAGACTAATTACAGTCTCATCAAAATTAAAGATGAAAATACTTTTCAGAGAATCATGTTCATACTTCTTTAGCACCTCTACCTTCTTAGCAGCAGAACGTTGCTTTGATGCAAGATCTAATACTTCATACACAAAAGGATTGGGAGGAAGATCGGGGATCTTTGTAGGCGTTTTAGGATTCGTTGCCGTCTTCTTCTTCGTCGTGGTCATAATCGTTTTCAAATCGTACTGCTAAAATTTCATCGGGAAGAACATTCCCATTTTCATCAAACATCTCTGGATGTGTGAAGACTGGTTGCGTTTGGAATTGATGTTCTTTTGCAAGCCATCCTACCACACCTCCTACAAAAAAGAACATTATGGAAAGCAATGTTCCGAACGTGAGAGCTACTGCTAACATCTTTTTACTCCAGACTATTTTTTTCTAATGTCCAAATAAAAGTTTAGATGGAATACAATCTCTCTTCGGAAAAAAGAAATCATCTTACCAAACTTCACTTGAAAAGTTTTGGGCTTCTCTGGGGGTCTTCTCCTATTCCGTAGTAGTAATTCTACACCCCGATTTATATTTTGGGGTTCTGGTTTATTTAGTGCGCCTTTTGCGTCCTGGTTTTCGGTCATCACTATATCTCCTAACATCTTCAACGATGTTGTTCAAATAATTTTTGATTTTCCTTGCCTGTGGTTTAGGAATGTGACCATAACCCTCACGCAATTGTTTATGTGCATCATCTGAACCACCTTCCAGATATGCTTCTAGGTCATTTACAAGTGAGTTGAGTTCTGTGATAGTCGTGCTACCAAGGAACCCATCAATCTCATGTTTTTTTATTTTTGTATCTTTTAAATAATCATAGAATTTTAAATTCATTTGTCCCTCAAAGGCATTGTCGATTGCATGTTCAATTAGATCGTAGATGTCGATGAGGTTCTGTTCCATTAGACTAAATTTTGCTCCCGTAAATACTTGACCGTTTCCGTGCATCCACCAATAAGTTCATCATCTTTGACAACTCTAGGGAAAGTAGAACCTTGACCAAACTTCTCATAGAATTCTGTTCGATCAAAATCTCGTTCCAGTTTGTTGACAACATATTTGAGTTCTGCCAATTGGAGAACTTGTTCAACTTTGCTGCAATAGGGGCAGCCATCTCTTGAATAAACGACGTACATAGGTTTAAAATTTATTTAGGGGTCGAATGTTTTTAGATTAGAAGGTTCTAACCTTTGTATAGTCTCAATAGTATGCCAGGATCCTCCAACACCACCGTCCATATTAACAATAATGTCTCCAGTTGGCAACTTATACATCTTACCAACATCAACAATGTCACCAGGAAGTGGGGTGAATTGGTAGTAGTGTCCGTCCCATCGACGGTTCCTCATACCAATGAGATTGACTGCATCTCTTTCGATACCACAGTCAGCAATCTTCTCACCCCTAGGATTATATACAGAGTAGAGGCCTCTCATTTACTATAGGTATCATACATTTTTACATCATCTCCTTTCTTGAGTTCGGCAGCAAGTTCCTTCTCAGTCTTGTGATGATGTGGTTTGTGCTCTCTATCCATAGGTTTAGAAGACTCAAAGAGATCTCTTGAGAGATTTTTAATAACAATAAAGGCTTCCTTGTTGTACTTACGAGTGCCAATAGGTGACTGCCACTTCTTGTTATACACTTCACCAACATCAATACCAGATACTTGAGTACCTGCCATTTCAACTACAATGTTGTCACCTTCTTCCCACCCATATTTTTGAGCAAAAAGAGCAACTTGTTCATAAACAGATGGAGAATCCATTACTCGATCTTCTGGTTCAAGACTTCCGTGCATAAAAAAAGAGGGTGGTTAACCCTCTTAGTATATCAATCATTTCCTTGTTTGTAAAGGTCTTCTAGTTTTTCTCTAGACAGATCCACATACATCAACGTCAAGAATTTGTCCTCAAACTGGCATAATCAAAAACTTTCTGAGGAATATTAATTCCTAATGATTCTTCAAATCCTTTGAATCCTGGAGCAGAATTTGCTTCACAGATTCTATATCCGTCATCGTGAAATAATAAGTCAACCCCAGCAATATCAAGATCAAGAGCTTTTGCAACTTGAATACTAAGCATTTCCAATTCGTCATCCACATCGTATGCTTCCCCTTGACCTCCACGGGAAATATTGGCTTTAAATGAACCATCAGTAGATTTGCGTTGCATAGCACC